GGTTTAGGGATAACTGCTGACTCTTCTGCATTTTCTGAAGCTTTGGGCATAATCATTGCCTTTGCTTTTGGAGACAAAGTTTCAATGATTGCCTTAACAGAACTTGGCAACTTGGATGGATCATCAAGGTTGTAATTAGCCAATGACTCTAAAGCCGATTTGTCATGTGCATCAATATCTGTCGTTAATTTACCTTGTTCAATTCGATTTTTTTCATTTTGATTTTGGAAATCAATCATGGCCTTTACTACGGGTCCAAATGTAGGAGATCTTGATAGTAAAGGATACGCCGATTGAAGTTGTGTAAATTGCCCACTAGACAAAGTAGGAAATTGGCCATTGTTAGTGGCAGAAACCAAATCATTGGGTTGCATACCAGTAATTTTTGATAATGCACTCACTGCAGTTTTATCATACGTGGTATCAAGAATAGACTTAGTAATTTGCGCTCTCATCTGTGCGTTGGGCAACTCTTGCTTTTTTTGCTCCTCTTGCCACTGACCCATGACATCGCCTACATTACCTGCACTCTCAAAAAAGCTACCAGTTCTCGTAGGTTTTAATAATGCACCTGCCAAAGCAAACCAAGGAATGTCCTTATTTGACTCCCTATTAACGATCTTTTGCAGTAGCTCTTGTTGTGATTTCTCATAATCACTTTGAGCCTTTGACAAAGCTCCTTGTGGATCAGTTGATAAATCAGGTGTTGTTTGATCTGATATTGCCATGATTTTGAGCTATCTTTAAACAGTTGTTAAGTTGTAATCAATTGTTAATTAACTGATTGGCACCATTAGCTACTTGCAATCCTGCATTGACTAAAGACAGGGCACCACCTGCTGTAGCCAAACCCGATGGTTGATACACTGATGCAGGTGCATTTGTGATTGAAGTAGTTGATGTAGGCTTGGACAAAGATCCAAGTAGATTGGCGTATGACTGTGCTTGTTGCTGTGGGAACAAGTTTTGATTCTGTTGAATCTGCTGTTGTTGAGCACCAAGAGTAGACAATGCATTTAAGTTGTTCAAACCCAATGCTTGTTGAGTTGTACCTAGATTACTGCCTGCTTGTGCTTGTGCAATTTGGCTTGCCATGTCTGATGCACTCAATTGACCTGCTGTCTGTGCCGCAGTCAAGTTTGTTTGATTGCCAAGATTTTGTAAGGTGCCTAAAGCTGATCCACCAGTTAATTGATTTTGAGCTTGTTGATTTGCCAAGTTGCCCAATAACTGACCACCTGCCAACTGAGTCTGTGCTTGTTGGCCAGTTAAGTTTCCTGCTGTTGCACCCAACTGACCAAGCAAACCTGCCTGTTGTTGTTGGATACCACCTGCTGTTTGTGCCGCAGTCAATTGGTTTTGCAGACCTTGTTGCGATGCTGTCAAAGCTTGACCATAACCACTATTCAATTGGTTAGCAATTTGAGCGTTGAGCGATGTATTGGCATCAGCCAAAGACTGACCCAAAACCTCTTCACCCCTCTTTGAACCAAATTGTCCTGAACCAATAGCGCCTGCATTAGATTGAGGAACAATGTTTTGATTGATATTCTGTTGACCTAGTGTCTGAAGTTGATTGATAACATTAGACTGATAGGGGTTCATGTATTGACCTACATTACTAGCCGCACTTTGCGTTCCTGCTTGCAAGTAAGGATTAGCCGCCGCAAGTCCAGTCTGTTGGGTAGCCGCAGTTGCATATGGATTAAACGCACCCACTTGGTCTGCTGATGTGGCCGCATTTACAAAAGGCTGTGCAGTTCCTACCAAATTAGCATTTGCGCCTTGATTGATCAGACCAGATCCTGCACTCAAAGGTGAGTTTGCAGTTGCATTGGCCAAATAAGGTTGCGCTGAACTTAATGCACTTTTTCCTTGAAGATTTTGTAAAGTAGTAGCGGCGGCAGTCAAATAAGGTTGATAGGTTTGTGAGCCCGTTAGCGCTTGAGCATTATTGAATGCCAAGTTTTGATTTGCATTTGGATCTGCAAACTTTGCATTAAGAGCGGCATCCCCACCATACTGAGCAACGCCTTGACTTAGGTTTGAATAGAATGGATCAAGCGATGTTGCAGATGTTTGTGAAGTCAATACATTGGGTGCAGGCGCACCCTGCGTCAAAGATGATGACGTAGAATTGTTTAAAGTTGGCACATTTGCCTGAGCCAATGCTCCACTTGTTGAATCAGCCATTATTTATTCCCCTCTTGAAGGTATGCGAAAGTACTCTTTGCTTTTGGTGGTATCTTGTTATCAGGAGCAGACCTTTTGTGTGCTCTGATTGCTTCTCTCATCTTATCAAGCGCCTGAGCACCTGCCTTGTTAGATCCGTCTCCAAGCGCCGAAACAATGTCTGCATCAAATACATACTCACCATCAGCCAATTTTGCGTCTATATCATCGCTCTGACCAGTTCCTCTGCCCTGAACATAGTTAGACCCACCTCTAGTGCTAAAAACAGTCTGTAGGGGTGATCTAGGGTATTCAGGATGGCCATGGACATCACCACCTCTGGCGTATGTTGGACTGCTCATACTCTTGTATGAGGGAACAATGCCTGATGTGTTTACAGATTGAATTGGCGTTGTATAGCCACCCATCATTTTTAAATTTTCAAGATAAGCAGGTGTTTGATCAAGACCAGTGCCTACCGTTTTGGAGTTAGCTCCACCAGAAAGACCTGATGGCTGTGCAAATCCTGAACTACCTCCACCACCTCCAGATGAAGAAGGATTTAACAAAGAATTTGCAGTTTTTAATGCCGCCGCCGCATTTGCTATATTTGACAAAGTTGTATTTGCTCCTGCGTATGTATATGCAGTAGGAGCCATGATTTCTTCCATACCAGATGCAACTGGCATAGAAGCTCCACCAAGAGTAGAAACTCCAGAAGCCGCATTTCCACTCAAGTCAGTAATGCTTGGAGCCAGTGTAGAACTCATGTCTCCAGTTTGTAGAAGATTACCAACAGTATCAAACGATGGATTTAGTCCTGCATTAGCAAGTGTAGATGCACCTGATGTACCACCCGCAATACCTGCGGTTGTTTCACCTGCACCAGACAGCCCTGCCGATGTTGCATTTTCTGCGGCTTGAGCATTCCATAATGCATCAGTACCAAACTCAGTTCCCGCTGATTCTGCGCCTGTCGAAGCCAATAGCTCAGGAGCGTAGATGGCCGCCGCAACCAAGGCCGCAGTTTGAAGGGGATGCTCCAAAGCAGTGTTAACTACCTTGTTTACAGTGTCCGTTGCACCATTTAGGACTTGACCAACAACTCCACCACAGCAAGCCATTATGATACCTCCGCAAGCATTATGTAGGGATCAATCTGAGTCTGATCCGAATCTTTGAAGCTAATATTCTGCAAGCCTGCAGACTCTGCAATCCTGTAAGCAGAAGCCTTATCTTGTACGTACATCATCATATACTTTACGTTAGTTCGTCTCATAAAATCTACAAATTTACGCAAAGCACTGAGATAGCCTTTGGGGGCATCACCATTGATAATGGTTAGCAAAAGGTGTGTTCCAGTTTTATGGTATGCAAATAAAACATCATTGAACTTAACAATCTTAAAGCCTTCTTTAACTTTAGATGCAATTGTGTGAATCAAGTCCTCGGGCGTGGCATTAGCTCCAACACTGCGGATATGATTACTAGCGATTTTATGCAAATGATGAATGGGAATCGTCATAATTTTTTATCCTGTGATTGACATAATTCCAACCATTGTTTCAGCCCATAGTTGCCAAGTAGGAAAACCCCTGTGATCAGGAACCCCTGAATCATTAAAATACCCAATTGATGATATTCCACTTGCCCACTCCCTCCAATTTTCCTCAGGAAGAGTACCCAACTGTTGTGCACCAAATAATTCTGCCATCAAAGCACACCAAGAATCCCAAGTATGCCCGCGAGGATCGTAAGTAACCATTACGGATTACCTGTAGAACGCTCGTCACCAATGTCACAAGAGAGCAAAACCTTGCCTGTTTGGTAGTTACCACCAAAGGTATTACTCTCAAACCTGAGCCTCATTTCGCGTCTTTGCTCTCTTAGGTCGATTTTAAGGGTAGATGGGTCAAATGTATATGGGCCTGTAGTCACATCAGCATCGTCAGCATAGCCCTTGCCAGTGACGTATAGGTTCATACTGCCATTCTGTACAAAGTCAGGCTCAACACGCTCTAGGCGTATCCAACGATTGGTGCCCATGGGGTCTTGAGCGCCCGGTCCCCCAGTCACCCAACCAATATTGTTCGTCTCGTAGTAAGACTGCACAGCATCCACGTTTGTCAAATACACCTGATCTGTACCCGTCTCGTGTTGCCAAATCGTATAAAACTGTGCCATGGTCACAGATACGGTCAAATTGACCCCACTCGATGGCGCTCTGGCCGTGGTATTCAGTGTCCCACTCAGCACCGCAGAGTACAAGCCGCCATTTACCAATGTCAAGCCAGTCACCACGCCGCCAGAAACACTAGAAACCGTGAACAAGGAGTTAGTACCTGACCCACCATTGAGTGCAACTACATCATTGACGGCAAAACCAGTGCCACCGCTGACAACCGATACTGCTGTAACTTCAAAGCCTGAGGGCGTATTGCCGCCCCAAATAGGGTAGTGGAACACCTCAGAATAGGTACCTGCAGACCTTTGAGCGCCCATAGCTTGACCTGCGTCATACCAAACTTGCTCTCTGACGTTATAAATAACCGCATCAGTGCATTCAGTAGCAGATCCACGTGGGTAAAACCACCAAATCTCACCCCAACGAGGAACCTTAGTCACCCAGACTTTTTGTCTCTGAGCATAGTTCAGATTGTCAAAAAAGTAGTTTTGGTTCTGTACATTGGGAACTTCTTGAACAACGCCGTTATAAACCAAGAAACGATCTACACCTGCCCAATAGTACAAGCCATCATACTCAATGACTGAACTAGAGGACAAAATAGACGATTGGCTAGAAATAATGTCATAACGCCAGTAAAAAGTTGAACTACCAACGGTCTGAGGTGTATAACTCACCCTAATTAATGAGTCCAAAGCCCAAAATAAGCCCGATGGTGATGTTGTACCACCCCTGACAGGCAAACCCTTGACAATCTTGCCTGTGGCCACATTGTTGGCGTTGGCATCAGCAGAAACCCAGTTATTGAAGTTTCCTGCAGAACTATTTTGAATCAATCCATTATTACCATAAACAAAAAGATAAGGGTGAATGACCACGCATCCACCAGAAACAGCTATCTGATTGTCAAAAGTGACAGATGTATAGTGAGTAAAAGTTAATCCTGCAGTAGTTCCCGCAGTGGTAGTGATTGCAGTTCCACCAAGAGTAGAGGACAAGGTGAATGTTGTCGTTCCATTAGTTGCAATGATGTAATAGGTACTGGGCGTGTTGTAGTTGGTAATTGAACCAGTGCCAGTCAGCGTTCCTGTGATGTTTACAGCATCGCCAATAGCCAAGGTAGTAGCCGTACAGGAAAACTGTCCTGCAGTGCCTGTAATGGCCGTACCAGTGATTGTAGGAGTCGTGCCAGTCGCATTCTGGGACATTGTGACTACATTTGTAATTACAGAGACAACAGTCGTTCCTGAGGGGATATAGGTGCCTGTGATGGTCTGGCCTGCACCTACGTTGACATCTGTACCAGTAAGGGTGAGTTGGTTGCTACCACTGACGGTTGAGCCAAAATCAGTGAAGATGCCGACCTTTGACATCGAGCCACCGGGAAACGCCCCATACAGCACTGGCGTATTCACTGTACTGTCAATGGCCAAAAGATTTTGACCGGGGTGCGCCACAAGCGTCTGTCCACCACCACTAACACTGTAGGCAATGTCAAATTGCCACAAATTGCTAGTTGAACTTGTAAAGTTGCTCAACGAGTATTGGACTGGACCGTAGCCCGTTCCATTCGTGTTATTGGTCTGCCACTGCTCCAAGCCTGCAGAATAACCTGACAAAACGTAGTTAATGCCACCAACAGAGGTCATGGTCATACCGCGAGATATGTTAGATCCATTGGTAAAGATACCGTTATAACCACCAATTTTACGAGGTTTACCACGTTGAAAGCGCACCCATAACCCATCCACATAAGATGGTGAGTCAAATAAAGTTCCATCCCTCTGGATGCCAGACTTTATGTTTAGGGATATGACTTTTTCAGTCATTAGAAACTGCCCCCAGATATACCATTAGCGACATAAAGACCTGAAGAAGAGAATATTGCCGCTTGCGCTCCACTAACAGTCACACCTATTTGATTACTTGCAGGCAAATACAAACCAGTAGTTGTGTTGCCAGTAAAGGTCAGAGTAGGCGTTGTGACAGTGCCTGTGGCCAATGTAACGCTAGTAAATGTGCCTGCGGAACCCGAGTTGGCGTTATATACGTTTGTTCCATCACAAATTGCAATAACAGTTTGATTTTGTGAGATGGCCAAAGTTCCACCTGAACCACTGGTTTTGACCGTGAGCGTATAGGCGTTGGTTGTATTGTTCGTTATTGCATAAAGTTGAACAGTGGCGGGGACTTGGATGATTTGATTTGATCCAAGCGCACCTGAATAAGTCTGAATCGTATTAGCCGCTTGTGCTGAACTCAGTACATACGTCCCACCTGTGACAGTAACAGCCAATTGGGTGTAAGCAAAAGCATTAGACCGACCGTAAGCAAAGGTATTAAAACCTGAGCCATTACAAACCACAACCAAGGATTCCGTAAGTTGAAGTTGTTGTGTTGCGTTTCCATCGATTGTGTCTGAGCCTTGTGGTGTAATAGTGACGATTCCAGTACCATTATTCTTGATAATGGCAAACCAGTTATTTCCTGCAGTCCCAGAAGAAGGCAGAGTAATAGTTCCTGCGCCAGTAGACCACACAAACATTTGTGACCTACTTGATGTATTCAGTGTTGCAGATGAATAGAGGGCAGTTACGCTATATGCTTGGTTCAAAGTCGTATTAATTGGCGTTAGGCCATAGCCTGCCAGTGCAGAGGCATTAGCCGTAGACACACCTGCACCAAACTGAACTTCTGCCCATGTTCCTTGCGAAGTGGTATTGTCAGTAAGGTATATATACCAAGCCAAACCAGAAGTTATGGTAATAATAGTACCACTGAGAACATCTGCAACAGTAAATGAATTGCTACCAATATTTCTGATTAAAACCGACTGTCCTGTTGATACTTGCGTTGCATTGGGTAGACATAACAACAATCCAGTTGTTGTGGCCGTTACGTCAATAATATTTGCAACAACAGAACTTGTATTGCCATTAATAGGCCATTGAAGAAATGTGGTGCTAGAAATGGTGAGAGATTCATACCCTACTTGCGTAGGATTGATCGTTAAACCTGAAAATGGATCAAGATATGTAGTCATGGTTAGCTATCCAGTGCAATGGCCTGTCTGTCAGCCAAACGAGAGGTGTCCTCTGTCTTGAGGGCGGCTATAGCGGCATCATATTTCTGCTGAAATATCTGCCTTTGATCGTTTTTCAAGAAAATCATTGCCTGCAGTAGCGTACCAAAAATCATTGCATTAGGCGCATACTGAGTCAACCAATTGGTCTGATTTGTTGTTGACAGAGGAGGAATCCTCTCGTAAAACAGAACCTCAAAAGTATAACCCTGATCAGGAGTGGGCGCTACCAACCAGTGTTGATAGTCATAATCGGCATAATACTTGGGCGCTCCAGTAGCTGATCCTGATGGGGCATACTGCTCTAGGTACTCGTACTTACGCAAAAAAACAGGCTGTTTAGAGCCACTGTTTGTTATATTCATTGATACTGTCTTACGCCACCTAGCAGGCTTCGCAATGACGTTATTATTGGCTGTCATCGTGGATTGAACCACCTGCAATTGACCCAGAGTCTTAATCTCTTGGGCTATCTCAAACTCACAAAGTGTGATAAAAGTAGGTATTTGGTTTACCAAGGCGGTGTCATTCCGCTCTAGGTACTGCTCGACAGTAGTGACTAAAGAATCATAAGTTAAAACAAATGATGGTGTAGTGGTTATAGCCATAGTTTACCCAATATTTTTCTCATTTTATTCTCCTATAGCCTTACAAGCAAGATAAAATTAGACAAGCTAAGACAAAATTGATAATGCTTTAGTAGTAAGCAATATTCGTTCTTGCAAGCCAAATGTACCTCCATTAATCCGTCTGGTTAAGCCCTCCCAATTTTGGGCTTCAGCAAGCTCATTACAGCCATGAGTCTTCCAAAACCACCCTGCGCTTAGGGCGGCATACATGGGAGATGCTACCAAGGCGGTGTTACCAGTGACAAAGTTTTGATTCACTGCTTGGCCAAAGTGCCAATAGTTATCGTGGCCAGTCAGTTGGATACAGCCTCTGCCGTGGAATTTCCACCCATCTCCTGAGGATTCATTACGATTTCCCATTCGATTAGCATAAATCCGATTGGCAATTTTCTCTGGATTGTGAGCGTAAAGGGCAATCTCTTCTGGCTTAAATTTATGTCCGAAGAGCTTTTCCAAGGTTTCTGGTCTGTAATTAAGGTTTTCTTCCAGTGTTTTGAAGTGGTTGCACTCATGCGAGCACTGTCCGATAAAAGCGGCCATTTTTTTGGCATCATTCATCCCAAACGTGGTAAATGTTGTAGTTAAGGGTTCTGACCATTCAGCACCTATACCT